CTGAACTGAAAGTCGATCCCATTGTTCATTCCTTGGAGGAATGCAAGTGGATCGGATTGAATTGCAAGCCTCAGGCAGTAGTCTGAGGAATGCGTTTCACTTTCAGACCGAGCTGGTCCAGCCGGTGATACACCGTTCGACTCATCGGTCCCGCAAGAGCTACCCGGCGAGAGTAGGGGAGGAATCGCTCCCTCCTGATACTCTTGAACTGAGTATAAGCCTTGTAGGCCGACGTCGACGATAGTATCGTCAACTGTTCCGTCTTCGGATCTAACTCCACATAGCAAATCTCGTCGACCCACTGGGTTATCGGAAGAGGTATTACCCTCATTGCGACTTCCCATGCGTCGTTCAAGCAAGCTATAAACGAGTTGATATCGATTTCGATATCGACCGGGATCGGTACTAAAATAGTGCCTCGCTCGGTTTCGTTCACGGAGTAAAGATTCGAGGCCCCAACGGTTGAGGCAAGCGAGATCGTCTCCATCAATATCATCCTTCTTTTTAGTAGGTTGGTAATGTATACGTCTTTGCTCGTAGCAATGCAACGTTTTGTTATAACGACAATTCGTTGATTGCCAATAGCTAAAGAAGTATAGCCCCGATCCGTGAAAACGAGAAAGGGGTATAGGACGTCTCACTACTCGGTTGACCATATCACGAATGGCCTGTGCAACAACCCACATTCCTCTCATATAAAAGAGGTCAGCGGTTGCTACCCAGGACATAACATGCTCTGGTCCCCAGCGTCGTGCGACGTCATGCGGAATCTGCCTTGCGTAAATCGGAACAACCGATTCACCCTTGAAGAAATCCGCACCACAAGATTCTCGAAAGTTACCTTTCGAAAATGACTTGTTGACGTTTACCTTTAGAGCATAGCTTTCAAGGTATTGCACGACGGTGTCCGTGTACTCTACAGGAACGATGATATCGTCTCCATAGATGTCGATCGATTTACTATATTGTTCAATCGATCGCGAGCACGGGATTCGGCCATCTTGCTGATGCATAGCTGATTGAATAAGGGTGTAAAACACCATAGCTTCTACAGGAAAGCATAAAGCTGATCCCATAGATGCATACTTAAACAACAGTATGTTTCGGCCATCTGGCAGAGTAGCATGTAGTGAACGCGCATCCTCGAGGTATTCGAGGAGGCCTGAGTTCTTAAAGATGCGCTGAACAAGGTGCAAATGCACCCGGTCAGAAGCATCCTTCAGGTCCAGCGTGCTGGCTCGTCTATCAATACTGCTACGGTAAGCGAGTTCCTGATTTACGTCCTGCCGCGTAAAGCGGATAGAACGTTTAGTCAGGCGATGGCTCTCAAGTACTTCATATACATAATCCTTAACGGATTGCTGCATATATTGTACATGAGATGGCTCAATCGCGATAACCCGTGGTGTTGTCTGAGTCTTTGGTACGAATACTACGCGAACCGGAAGTTCATCCGATAAGCGCAGATATTCGACACCAGAGCTTTCGACATCCTTCTCCCTATTACCTAATCCGATAGCTGCTGAAGCCCCATAATTGGGGTAACAGTGCAAATCGGAAGGGAAAAGGAACTCCGAGCGCTGGTTCCACTTTCGGATTCGATGCCGTCCATTTGGCGGCAACTTATCTGCAGTGTACCCAGGCCCGTGATGACAAACAAGATTGAGGTAATCAATCTCAGGAAAAACCTGAGACCAAATGATTCCCGAAATCTTATCAAGGAAGTTATCCTTTCTCTCTACTTGAGAGGTCATCCCGCGGAGTTCACCTTCTACGTCGACGAAATGCTGTATAGCACGGAAGTTACGCTCCGGGCTACACGCGTCTTTCGGTTTCTTAAAGAAACGAGAGACTTGCCTGATATAATAAACACATATCGGGCACGCATCGTC